GGTCAGACTTCGTGGCGACCGACGTTCCGGACACCGTGGACGGAATGCTGCCGCAGCTGATGCGCATCTTCGTCGGCTCGGATGACGCGGTGACGTTTGAGGGGCAAGGGCAGGAGGGGAGTGAGAACGAGGGCAAGTTGGCGACCGCCTACGTCAATCACCTGTTCTACGTCCGCAACGACGGCGTGGGCATCATCCACGACTGGTTCAAGGATGCGCTTCTCCAGAAGGTGGGCTTCGCCAAGGTTTGGGCCGAGGAAGAGTCTCAGGACGCCAAGCAGAAGTACCAGGGTCAGACGCCCGAACAGCTCGCCATGCTGATGCAAGAGGGCTGGATGCCACAGGGCGACCCCGAGGTGGACGATGATGGCCTGCTGGCCTTCACCGTCGCCAAGGAGGACAAGCGCGTCTGCATCAAGGTCGCGGCCTGCGCCCCGGCTGAGATGCGTGTGGACGTGAATGCCCGCTGGGGTGGCGAGCCGGCCATGATTGCCCAGCAGTTCTCCCGCCAGCGCTTCGTGCTGGAGGAGGAGGGCTACGACGTTTCGGATGTCGGGACCAGCACCCGAGCCGTGCCCGGAACCGCGATGTTGGAAGAGCTTGGCGAGACCGACGACTTCAGCTACTCCGTGCCGGACGAATCCCATGAGGAAGTGGACTATTCCGAGGTCTACATCAAGTTGGACCGCGACGGAGACGGCATCGCCGAGTGGCTAAAGATTTGTCTGATTGGCGACAAGCTGGGCGTCTACCAGAACGGTGACGTAGCAATCGAGCAAGTAGATGACCACCCGTTCGTGTGGATTTGCCCGATTCCTCGCTCTCACGCCTTCTTCGGCGACTGTCCTGCTGACCGTGCCATCCAGCCTCAGAAGCTGCGGACGCGCACCATCCGGGCCATTGAGGACAACATGCTGCTGACGGTCAATCAGCGCACGTATGTCAATACCGGCGCGGATGTGAACATTGATGATGTGCTGGACAACCGCCCTGGCGGAGTTGTTCGCGGCACGGCAGAGCCTAGCCGGGCACTGATGCCCATCGTGCAGCCCTCGCTGGGCGCACCGGCCTACCAATTCAACGAGTACATCGCCAGCTGGGCCGAGAACCGGACTGGGTTCAATCGCTACAGCGCTGGCACTGACCAAGACGCCCTGAACAAGACCAAGGGCGGCATGGAGCTGCTAACCGCCAAGGCGGACATGCGCATGGAGCTGATGGCGCGCTTCTTTGCCGTGGGCATGCGCCAGTTGTTCGCCAAAATGCTGAAGCTGGCGATTCAGTACCAGAACGTGCCCGAGATGATTGCCATCAACGGCCAGTTCGTGCCCATCAACCCCAGCGAGTTCCGCAATCAGTTCCACGTGAAAATCAATGTGGGGCTGGGCACCGGCTCCAAGGAGCAGCAGGCCAATCGCATTATGGGGTTGGTCCAGATTCTCCAGTTAGGTGCGCAAGCGGGCGTGGTGAGGCCACAGCACGTCTCTGAGGTCATTCGGTTGTACGCCGAGGCTAATGAGTTCAAGAACCCCGAGCGGTTCGTGGATGCCGAACCCACTGGCATGCCGGCCAACCCCCAACAGTTCCAGCAGATGCAGGCTCAGGCGCAGGAACAAATGGGGCAGATGCAACAGGAGTTGCAACGCTTGACGCAAGAGAACGAACAGCTCAAGTCGGACCAAGCCAACAAGCAGGCCGAAAACCTACTGAAGGGCGCAGAGCTTGAACTGAAGGGCCGAGAGCTGGAGCTTAAGACTGCCCAAGGCGTAGCGGACCTTGACCTCAAGCGCCAGCAGGCCAGTCAGTCTGAGCGCGACAGCCACATCAAGAACGCCCAGGCCATCCAGACCATGGAAAAGTCCGATGCGGATGATGCGGAGGTCGCCGAGCTGAGCCAGCGCGTTGACCAGTTGACCGGGATGGTCGGACAAATCCTCCAGATTCTCCAGCCCCAGGAGGCTGCGTGACCCCGGCCCAAGAAGTCGAGCGCGGTTTGCAGGCCGAGAGCGTCTTGCAGAACCCAATTTACTGCGAGGCCTATAGCCTCATCGAGCAAGGAATTCTCAAGACATGGCGCGAGTCTGGCGACGCAGCACAGCGGGAAGAGCTGCACAAGGTGCTGAAGCTGCTGGACAAGGCCAGAAGCCTGATGGAGTCCACCATGCGCAGCGGCAAGGTGGCAGCCAAGGAGCTGGAGCGCAAGCGGAAGTTGTCCGAACGACTTGGACTGACGCGACGCGACTCCTGAAGGTCATCGAGCGCGAGGGAAATCCCATCTGCGTCGTGTACTGGCCAGAGCCAAATGCAGCGCTCTGGGGTGGTCAGTTCGGAAACGCACGAATCATCAAGGGAGAGCCGGGCGCTCTCCTAAGCAGCGGCGAGCGAGTGCCGCTGTAACCCATCCCCACGGGGATCCTCCGGCAATGGAGCCGGGGCGTATCACAAGGAAGTGACTATGTATCTGGAAGGTGACGGCCCCGAGGGCCAGCCGTCCGAAGGCGTAACTACGCTGGACGGGCTTGTCGGTCTCATGGACGGCGGCGAGGAAGGCGCGGAGACGCAGGAAGAGGCGGAAGAGGGCGAGGAGTCCGCCGAATCCGAAGGTGCGGAAGAGTCCGAAGAGCAGGAAGAGGCCGAGGAAGAGCAAGAGGAATCCACCGTCACGCTGAAGCATGACGGCAAGGAAGTCACCCTGAAGCAATCCGAGGTGGTTGACCTGGCGCAGCAGGGCTTCGACTACACCCAAAAGACCATGAAGTTGGCGGAAGAGCGCAAGGCTCTGGACGCCGGCCGTGGGGAGGTGGCACAGCAGCGCAAGGACTACGAAGCGTTGCACGGCCATTACAAGGCGAATCTGGAGACCCTGGGCCGCGTCATCGAGGCCGAACTGGGGACTCCGCCGCCCATCACGCTGGCTCAGCAGGATGCGGCGCAATACCTCGCCCAGAAAGAGCTGTATGACCGCCGAAAGGACAAGTTGAATCAGGTCAGGGCGGAATTGGATGCTTTGGAGCAGGACACGCACCGGCAGCGGCAAGCGGAGTTCGCCCAGAAGGTCCAGTCCACCGAACAGGCACTGAAGGACACCCTGCCGGGATGGAGTGATGCCAAAGCTCAGGAGCTTTTCGACTACCTGGGTAAGCAAGGTCTCAACTTCGAGAACCTCGGAATTGGCATCGCAGAGAAGGGCCTGTTTGAGATGGCCCATAAGGCGCAGGCCTACGACCAGTTGGTGGAGAAGCGGGCGCAGATGAAGCCCGTCAAGAACCTCCCGAAGGTCGCAGCGCCCCAAGCCAAAAACCAACCCGCACAGTTGGCCCGCAGGCAAGAGGCGATGAAGCGCCACAAGGCGAGTCCCTCTATCAAGACGCTGGCCGACCTCCTCTAAAGGAATAGAGAGATGCCTACCAATACCCTGATTACCCCTTCGGTCGTGAAGGTCAAAGAGGATGTAATCGACCAGATTTACAACTTCAACCCGTCCGATGCCCCGCTGGTCTCGATGATTGAGCGGACCACCATCGACAATGTGTACTTCGAGTGGCAGCGCGATACCTACCGCACTCCGGACCAGACCCGGGGCGCCATTGAAGGTGCTGACGCCAGCTACGCGGCCCAGGTCGAGCCGACCCTGCTCAACAACCGTACCCAGATTTTCCAGGATACGGTTTCGGTGTCCAATACCGCTGAGCGCGTGCGCAAGTACGGTCGCGACAACGAGTCCCGCCGCCTGCGCATGAAGAAGATGGTGGAAATCAAACGCGACCAAGAGGCTGCGTGCATTGCCTCGGGCGCAACCGTGACCGGCACCGACGCGGTCGCCGGCAAGCAGCGCGGCCTGTACGGCTTCATCACCAACGACCGACTGGGAGCGGGCGGTGTTTCGCCGAATGCGGTGACCAATACCGCCCCGGTGGCCGGCACGTTGGAGGCGTTCGATGAGGACGACCTGAAGACGGGCCTCCAGACTTGCTACGAGAACGGCGGTGACGGCTCCGTTGTCCTTTGCTCTCCGGCGCACAAGGTCCGTATCTCCGGCTTCACGGGTGGCGTGCAGCGCACCAACGAGGTTGGCGGTCGTTCGGCTGCTGTGCTGAACGCGGCGTTCGACTTCTACCGTGGCGACTTCGGTGTGACCAAGGTCATCCCGAACCGCGTGATGGCTGGCTCCACGGCTGGCCTGAAGAACACGGTGTACATCTTGGACTCGGACAAGCTGGGCCTGGCCGTGCTGCGTGGCTTTGAGAGCGAGCAGCTGGCGACCGTTGGCGATGCCAAGAACTGGCAGGTCCGTACGGAAACCTCGCTGGTGGTTCGCGACGAGAAGCCGCTGTACGCCATCCGCGACGCGACCGACTCTGGCGGTCCGTAAGTAGCACTGTTCGACCTTCAGGGGCCGGGAGAAATCTCGGCCCCTCTTCTTTGGGAGATACACATGCGGGCATGGATTCAGGACGTGGGCCAGGACGACCTGGCGTTCGTCCACGGCGTTTCTGGCCAAGACCTGGACACCATCGCCACCTACTGCCGCGAGAAGGGCGAGGCGAAGCAGTCTGGCGACTGGAAGCACGCTGCTCGCGTGGATGGCACGGTCATCATGGACTGGTGCAACAAGCGCGGCTACACGTGGTCCCAATTCTTCAACGACCAGAAGCTGATTAATCGCTTCCTGGACGACCCCGCCAATGACGTGTTCCGCATCTGGAAGGGGCGCATCTGATGGCGTTCGCCTCTTACGACGAATTCCGGGCCGCATTCCAGCTGATGCTGGATGGCGACGAGGTTCCGAGCCAAATCCAGCCCGAAACGCTGGATGTCATGATTTCGCTCGGAGAAGCCTTGGTCCACTACGGGGCGGAGGGCGACATTCCGCCGCTCCGTGCATCGAGCATGGAGCAGGCCCTATCCGTCGCGGTCGCCGCAAACTCCGTAGCCATTCCCGCTAATTGGATGGAGGCGTCCATCCTCTGGTTCGACCCGCAGCGTCCGCTGGAGGTGGTTTCCGAGCAGGATTTGCGGTCACGTCTCAAGTACATGTCTGCCGGCGACGTGCGCAAGTGCGCTCAGGCCGGGGACACCATTATCTTTTCCCCGCAGGCACAAGACGGTGAGTTGCTGGAAGGGCGTTACTACGCCAAGCCAGCAGCACTCAAGGACGGCCTGACCACCACGTTCAACCGCTATCCGGAGCTGTACCTGTATGCGGCGCTTTATGGGGCCGGTCCGTTCCTGGGCGAGGACTCGCGCATTCCGGTCTGGCAGAACTTCTACCGTTCGCTGCTCCGGCAGGCCAACACGCAGGAACGCAACCGCGTCTACGCCGGCTCTCGGCTCCGCCAGGTCGCCCGCTGATGCAGTGGCAACCCATTGAAATCGTCAGCGACGAGTACGCTGACGACAACCGGCATTGGTCTGCCCAGCACTGCGTCAACTACCTTCCAGTTCCCGCCGAGCGCCCCGGCACCCGCAGTCGGTGGCAGCTCCGCCAAGCCCCTGGCCTGAAGCCGCTAGTCCGCATCATCGCCGAACACGGCACGCCCGACGTTGAGGCAGGCCCCATTCGCGGAATGCGCGAGGTTGAGGGGAAGCTGTTTGTTGTCGCGGGCACGACCCTGTACCAGATTACGAGCGGCCTGGTTGCGGTGCCCTACGGGACGATTCCCGGCGTTGGCCGGGTGTCCATGGCCCACAACCAGCGCGGTCTTGGCAATGAACTACTCATCGCCAACGGCTCGGCGGGCTACGTGTTCAACACGAACACGCTCATCCTCCAGAAGGTCACGGATGAGGCCTATCCCGGCGCCTTCGTGGCCGCCTACATCGATAGCTACCTCGCGCAGGTGGAGCCGCAGGGACGGTACTGGTTCCACTCTGACCTCGCTGACGCGCTCGGCTACAACTCGCTGGACCGCTACGAGGCCGAGGGCCAGCCCGACCGCATCATCACGTTGCACGTAAGCCACCGCGAAGTTCTCATCTTTGGTCGTGAAACCATCGAGCCTTACGTAAACGACCCTAGCGGAGACGGCACGGCACCTTTCCAGAGAGCAAGTAACACCGTCATTGAATGCGGGTGTTCTGCTCGGTTCTCCGCCGCCAGTCTGGACAACTCGGTGTTCTTCCTTGACGACAAGCGCATCGTGCGCCGCCTGGATGGCTACACCCCCGTTCGTATCTCAACGCAGCCCATTGAGCAGGCGCTGGCCGAGTGCACGGCAGACCAGATTGCGTCCGCCTTCGCTTTCGTGTGGGAGGACAGAGGGCACAAGGTCTACTACCTGACCGTGCCGGGTCAATTCACCTTCGGCTACGACGTTCTATCCCAGCGCTGGCACCGCCGGATGACCAAAGGCATGGACCGGTGGCGGCTGTCGGACCTCGTTTACTGGAATGGCAAGTGGGTAGGCGGCGATTACCAGACGGGGCGCATCTACGAACTAGACTGGAAGTATGCCCTCGACGGGCAAGATCCTTACGGCAATCCGTTGGAGTATGTCCGCCGGTCCGGGTCCGGTTACCTGAGCGCCAATGAGAATCGAATTCGTGTGGACGCCTGTGCCCTGGTTTGCCGGGTAGGCGGCGAAGTGACGATTCCGGTTGAGTTCCCTGAGCAGCCGGAAGGCCCGACCATCACGGGCGACGCTCCGGGTGGAAGCGTTGGGCAGTCCTATAGCTTCAGCTATACGGTAAGCGGAGGGACTGGCGCAAAGCGAGTGACGCTCCGCTCGGGAACACTCCCTCCTGGCCTTGCCTTGTCCCAAACTGGCGTGCTGTCCGGATCTCCGACTGAATATGGGTCCTTCAGCTTCGTGATTCGGGCCACCGACGAGAATGGTCTGTTCGACGACCTAGCCGACCAAATCCCCGTGGTCCTGCCGATGATTCTCTCGGCGAATCTTGGGGTTTCAAACACACTAATCATCCCAAGCGCTG